CCTTTTAGTCGGGCTTTAAAGTCATTTATATTTGCCATTGTTTATCCCTCCTATGCGCCTGCTACTTCAGAAAAGGCAACGCCTGTTCTTGTAGCAATAAAGTTAAGTTGAATGAAGTTAATAGAACGAGCAGGTTTAACAAAAATGTCAGCCCTAAATTCGTTTCTATCAATAACGTCTCCAGTATTATTTGAATCATCACAAACAACACTAAAGTCTGTAATACCTCGTCTGCCTTGTATATCTCTTAGGAATGGTTCTACAAGATTTCTAAATTGAGCTCTTGTAAATTCATCATTAAACTCAAAGAGTTGGAACTTAGCAGCTGTTGATATTGCTTTTTCTAGAGTAATGAATAATCTTCTTACATTAATTCTATCGAAAGCACTAGGTTTTGATTGAGCAGTTTTATCACCAAACAATACAGTTCCTTGACCAGGAAATGCTGTTACAGGATTAACTCTTGACTTATACAATTCATCTCTTTGTGTTTGATTTGGATTGAAAGCAAGTTTAACTGCACCTCTAATCTGACCTCTGTTAAATCCAGCAGGTGAGAAGAAAGGATCAGCGATATTATCTGTTCTTGCACAAAGTCCAGCGATGTCACCGTTTAATGGTACAAATCTAAATACATCATTATACTTATCATACATATATTTGTATCCACTATCGATAACAGCATAACTTGTTGATGGTAAACCATCAGCAAATGCTACGACATTTTGTGTTTGTGTTACTGCGTTTGCAACACCTACAACATCTGCTCTCGCAGGTGAAATAAATGCAACACAATCTTTTCTTGCAGTTGCGATATCCATAACAGCAGTTGCTTTTGTGTCGCCAGTAGCGTCAGCACTTGTCTGTGAAGGACCACAAATGAGTAAAGATAAGTCAACATTTTCTACATCATTAAATTTCTCATATGCAGTTGCAATCTCAGCATTAGTAGCAACAAAATCGTCTGTTCCACCACTAAGTGAAGTGTTAGATACTACGAAAGCGTCACCGACTGTATTATCAAAAGTTGTTCCTGTTTTACTAAGACCATCTGATAAAGTGCTGATGTGATCTACCCAATAGATAAACTTACTAGTTCTGTAAAGTACATCTGGATAATAGTTTGAATTGCCTGAAGCGTCTTTAGCGTCATGTGCCTGTGATACTCCAGCAAAAGTTTCTAAGATTGATCCTGCAGTTCCTGTGATAGCACCATCTTCATCAATAACAGCGATGTGCATTTCATCTAATGAACCGCCAGCAGCAGATACATCATCAGTTGTTGTTGGTGCACCTGAGAATTGAAAATAAAATTCCCAATGTCTTAGGACTTTTGCGTCATCAACGATAGCGTGTCTTAATCCACCTGATTCTGTTTGACCAGTTGCAGTATTGAATCTTGCGATTGTTAATAAGTTTGTGCTAATTGCAGTTACCTTGTAATAATGTCCTGAAGGTGCACCGTCGGTTGAAGGCACATTACTTGCGTCTCCAAACTCTAGTATGTCGCCAACTTGCATTAAACTACCATCGTCAACAGATATTGTTGTATCTCCGATAGCTGCAGAAGCGTCATTAACTAGATTACCACTCATTGAGTGTGGTCCGAAAGCAGTTGAGTTAGAACATAAAGAAACTTTTAAACTGTTTCCTAGTGTTCCTGCCTCTCTTGCAGCCCAAGGTCCTATATTAGTGATAGATCCAGCGCCTGAATCTGTCATATATGTGTCAAGATAATCAGTGGTATTTTTAATTAAGATAGAAGTACCGGTTGACACAGCATTTACTAATCCTGTGATTGGTCTTACTACCTTCAGATTGTTTCCGTATCCTAAAAAGTTAGCAGCACAGAAAAATTCTTCAAAGTTGTTTGCATTTGGTTTACCAAATATTTCAACCAACTCATTTTCAGATGAAATCGTTGTGATCTCATCAATCGGTCCTTTTTCTGCTGTAATTACGATACCACCACTAGAAGTAGAGACGGCAGGAATTACATTTGTTAGATCCTTTTCAGTAACGAGAACACCTGGTGATACTTGAAAAGCCATATTTTAGTTCTCCTTAATATTAAGTTTATTAGTTATAACCCTTTGCATATATTTATGATATATCAAAACTACACTATTCGCCTTTATAGATAGATACAGGTTGCCATAACTCACCTGAATCGTCAAAAAACGAATTATTATGACCACTTGGATCGTCTATACCATTATCTATGAAACCAAAAGGTGCCATATCTGCTTCTATGGCATTTTGTTGTTCAGTAAACATTTGACCTCTGACATCTACATCGGTCAACTCTTTAAAATATCTTTGATTTGCCAACCACGAAAATATAACAAGACACATTACTAAGTCGTCTGTAGCACCTGGTTCAGCCTCAAAAGATTTTCCTTTGGCAATAAAAGTTGATAGTTCAGATATTATATCAAAATCTTGGATGATTAATTTATCTGCTTCAATTAAACTTTTGAGATTAGAAGTTCCAATTTTTTTAGTACCTTTAGTCATTCTCAAACCCAATTGATTACCACGACCACTAAAACCCCCTCCTAAAACTTGTCCTGAACGACCTCGTTGCGTTACCATCATCATATTGTCATACTCTAACTCAAACTGTAAATTGTCTGCCACTTGTTGTCCTAAGTCGTTTATCTCTATTAATATAAATGCGTTATTATAGTGTTTAGCAATTTTTTCTATAATACTTGGAAAGACAAGTGGTTTAATTTCATTATTTCTATACTTTGCAACTACTTTGTATGGCACGCTTGTGCAATCTACAATACAAAATGCTGAGTAATCATTTGTTAATCCTCGTGATACGTCAACTGTCATTGTATAAAGATGTTTTTTCTTTGGCATTTCATAAACATCTAAACCACCACTTCGTTTAGGTTCGACAACTGGCATAGTCTTAATTTTACTTGCATTGATAAGTGTATCAACACTACCTAAAAACTCACATTCAAATTCTGTTTGAAACTGAGCTTCACTTGTATTCTTGATTGTTTCTTCTTTCCATTTTTCATCACGACCTGGTACTTCACTCCAATGCACTTCGACAGGAACAAAGTTATTATTTTTGTTTGTTGCGTCTATCCACATCTTATAAAACATATTCATACCATGTGGTGTAGATACGATCATCACCTTTGATGATTTACCAGAAGATATTGTAGGATAAACTGAACTAAAAAATTCTTCAGCAATATTGTTAGGCACATAAGCGAACTCATCTAGAAATATAATATTAAAGGTACTTCCTCGAACAGCACTAGAAGAGGTACTTGCCGCTACAATCCTACTTCCGTTTTCTAGTTCGAGTGAACCTTTGTTCCAGTTGAGAACGCCTTGTTGCATCCACTTAGGTAGATGTTCGTAAGCCAATTGCAAACGACCTAACAAATCTCTTGCAGTAGATGATTTGTTGGCCAGTATCGCAACATTCACATTGTCATTAAATAAGACATAATGTAAGAGGTAAGAGACTATGATAGTTGACTTTCCACTCTGTCTAGGTAATTTACATATTGTAAACCTATTGTCGTGAAAAGTGTCTACCATCTTCCGCTGAAAGTCATACATCTCAAAAGGTACAAGACCTTTATCAATGGTGACAATTTTTAAATAATTTTCTATAAAATATTTAGGACTTTCTAAACACTTTACAACTTCTTGAATTTGTTTTTTTGTAAAACGAGAAGGTGTATGTGCTTTTTTTAAATTAGGATTACCTAAATATTGATCTGTTGTTGCCATGTGATTAAACTAATTGTTTTAGTGATTTTGATAAGTCTTTATATTTTATTCTTATGCCTCTTGCAGTATCTTCAGCTAATTCAAGACCAAAGTCTGCTTTATTCATTAACACATACATTTTTTCACCAAGTAAATTGCCTATATCAAAATCAGATACATAATGAAAACCTGCAACCACTCTACCATATCCACACTCATAAGCAGCTTTCATCAATTCTCTTTCTGCTCTTGGTTCTTTACCTGACACATATCTTGCAATAATAACTGATTGACAAGCATGACCACTAGGATAGGCAGGTGTTTTATTTGTCTTACTTGGTAATGTTTGAACTTCAGGTAAAACAACATGAGGTCTTTTTCGATTAAAGAAGTCTTTAAAATGTGTAATTATTGGAACAGATTCTTTTAAAATTTGTTCAAGTTCATTTTCATGAAATTCTAATTTATATTTTTTAATAACTTTTTTAATTGCAAAATAAGGATCTTGATCGTGATCTCTAACAGACTGTACCTGTTCTGGTGTTCTTACTCTTGTTATTTCATTTACCTGTGTCGCTTCAGCCATATCATTTTTAGGCGGAGGTGGTAATGTAATTACTTCATGTAATTTATTTCTAAAAAATATCATTTCTTTTCCTTTAACATTTTTTGTAGTTCAGTTGTAGATCCTACAAATAAAGCGTTAGTTACATTTTTAGGTCCTTTATCTGGCACTTCTTTTACTTTCTTCAACTTATCTTGCAAGTCTAGTAAATTTTGTGATACTTCACTTACTGTTTTAATTAGTTGTCCTGCAACTTCATAAGCACGAGGATGTTCACCCTCTTTTGCAAGACTTAATATACCATCAATTGCTTCATTACCTTTGTCAATTAAATTGTAAAGATTTTTTCTACCAGTTTCAAAATCTATCTCTGGATCTTTATCTTGTGGTACAACTAAATCTTTTGTTTCTTTTTGTATAACTTCTAATTCGTTTGGCTCTTCAGCAATACCTAATACTTCATTTAATTTATCATCAATTTTGCTCATCTAAATCTTTCTATGACGGTTTAGTAGGACTAGAAGTCTTATCTTCACCAGTTGTCTCATCATAATCTAAAGTGTCTGTAAAAAATTCTAATGTGGTCGTGTAAGTGTAAGTGTCATCTTTATCAGCAGATGTAGGGTTTGGTTGTACTGTAACTCTCTCTACTCTTGGTGCATTACTACCTGTATCAGAATATAGATCAGCAGATACCTTTTTGATTATTGCGTTAGTGCTAATCGGTCCATATAGATATACTTTTGCAGTAAAACTTAAAGTATAAATTATTCTTCTTAAACTAGTTAGTGATCCTGAGTAGTCATCTGAATAATCTACATTATTTAAAATAAATGGTATATCTCTTTTTGTATCCATAGTTCTATCTTCAATCATAGTAACAGTATAATCTGGTTGAAAGTAAGGTAATATTTGTTCTATAATTTGTAAACCATCGTCTGAATTTGCAGTAAAAACATTTAACTGAAAGTTCACATTATATGGCACAGGCATATACTGATTATTCATTTTAGTTGTATCGGCGTTTGTTGTAACTTTTGTTATCTTTTGATTCTTATTTAATTTTCTAGTAGCGTCATATGAATATCCAGTGATTTCAAATGACATTCGAGGTAGAGTGATTGCCACTTTAGAATCATCGCCTGTTAAGTCTTGCTGTGCGTCTAATCTTGCAAGAAACTTTTCCTTAGGTGAATAAGATAAAGGCACTTTTATATTTTGTAGTGGATTCCCGCTAGAATCTAATCTCTTAATATTTACATTGTTAAATATTGTGCCAAACGCAATAACAGTATTACGAATTTTTTTATGATAGAAATGTTCACCAAACATTAGTATTCGTCAACCTCACCAAATGGGTTTCTTTCGCTAAAGTCTAGTATATCATCAGTTGTAGCCGAAGTATTTGTGCCTGCTTCTGTTTCAAATATTTGACCTTGATCGTTTGTTGCCTGATCTGCCATTGTGAAACTTTCATTAATCATATAATCTATTGCACCAATACTACTTTCTAATACAAATGATCCTGTTTCGTTCTCTAAACTAAACTGAAAGTTCATAGTATCAGTTGATAAACTATCTTCGATACTATCAATTGTAGAAATACCAGTATCAATTCTTTCTGAACTGTATTCAAATCGAGTACAAGATAACTTGTATGTAGGTAGAGCACTTTGTTGATAGAATGGTTGTTCGTGTTCAACAAACTGTATTTCAAAAAATGC